CGTGTTCCAGAACATACCTGATAATACTATAGATGATCAGGGATTTGCCCGAGGACGTGGCCGACTCTAGAATGAGCCGCTTGTTCGAGAGCGCCTTGTGTACTGCGGTGATCTGGTAATCTCGAATCTCGATCGGCACGCCGCGGCCCATGAGGTTTAGGTCCTTCATGAACTTAGCGACCTCATCATAGGATACATCAATCTGTGGGCTCAAACTTTTGTCGATTGTGATTGGGTACCCACGGGATTTAGCAAACTTGTAGATCAACTCGATCAAGCCAGTGTAGATCAGTTTGTTTCTGGTACTGAACAGTTTGATTTTACCGTCCCAGATTCCCGATCTATACTTAGGGCTAAATTTGGCCCCGGGCACGTCGAATGTGAAGTGCTCAACGAGTTCTTGCTCGACACCCCAGTCCTCGCAGCGGACACGAATATGAGTGGCATTGTGAGGAATTAGAGTGATCACGAGCCCGACCTCCACTTGATGAACTCAATGGCGTTCTTGATGTTAAACGACCTGGCCTTGATTTCAGAGAGAACAGACTCCAGGAAATACAGAATGATCTTGAGATACTCTTGCCGACCGAACAGCTTCTGCACGTCAGGGGAGGCAATGATCATCTCGTTAACATCGGCTCTTAGGGTCTTGTATTGCCACTGGGGCCAGCCCTTTTCTCTGAGCTCTTCTGACGTCATCTCACCTCGAAAGTATCTACCCCGTAGAACCTGTAGGGCAGCGATCTCCATCTGGAGCTTCACGAGTTGCAACTTAATGTTGATGGCCTCGTTTACATATTCGGAGTGTAGATTACTAGTGCGCAGGGCGGCACCAGAAAGATCATGTTCATCAATAATACAGTCTTTTGACCACTTGGCCTTCAATTCATCGAGCGTCATAATAAATCCTCAAACAACAGTCATAGTATAGTACGAGTAGGCAAAGGTCGCATTAGCAATCACAGGCTCCGATTCAGAGTTGGTACTGCGGAATTCCATGGCACTCAAGGTGACGGGAAATGCATCCCTAAAGTGGGCTTGCGCGATGGGTAGATTGTTGTTACCCAGTATAGTTAGAACGGCATCCGTGGAGGATTTTGATAGTTCCGTGAGACTGGATTGGTTTTTAGCATTGGCCAGCAGATCAGCATACATCTTGTGATTCTGCGGGTATCCTAGGCCCGCCATCCACTCATAGATTGCCATGTAGTTCGACATCCTTTCATCCACAATAAACGAACACGTCAAATCCGAGTAGGATAGAGTTTCACCCGGGATCGGATAATCATGCACGGTCGAGTTCACGTTGGCAATACCGAGTTGAATGGACGGTATCTCAGCGGACTGAAGCATAAAGCTAATTTCTGGGAACTTTACCAGACTACACTGGTAGTTCCCGCTACCCATCAATGGGCGGATGTTAGCTGGAGAGGGGCAAGAGAGGATTGGCATAATTTACTTAAGTTTATCGGCCCAATTTTTATCAATCGGATTTACATTGTAGCCTAAAAATTTCACGGTACCGCCCTTAAGATTTTCACGCACATAAGCAAGAGCGGCTTCTTTTTCCTCGAGAGGAGTTTTGTACATCACGGATACGTGAGGTTGAAAATCGGGATATGAGTGTTTCAATCCCATGGCCTTAAGGCCTTCGTGTATCTTATTTATGAGGGCGCCCTCGATCTTAACCACGATGGCGCAGCAGCCTGGCGCGGTGGGTGAATCAAATGCCTCCACGGTACCTAGTTTGCACTCAATGGGCTCGTCATATTGGACCAGAAACTTATTGATCTTTGCCGTCGGTACATCAGTAGTTTCCGAGTACATCAGGGTGGCATGTTGCTCATCAATGCAAATCTTGGAGGTAGGAAATTTTTCGGCCAGCCCCGGGATGATAACAGGATCATAAACGTCAACAGAAACATAGTTGCCCGCTGCCGACTCGACCAAATATTCTTTGAAGGTGATCATAATGCTCCCTGTTTGTTTATTTATCCACCATGAAAAAAGGGACCTTGCGGTCCCTTTTGAGTATTCATATAAACACCCTCTGTTGAGTGTATTTATATAAAAAGTTCATCACATTAGGTTCAGAACCCGAATCTTGCGGAAGTAGATGTTCGTGCCAGATGCCAATGAGGTAAATGGGTTTGCAACAAAACCGTAACGGGTACGGAAAGCAAGTTTTGGCTGGAACGTGGTAGGATCCGTAGCACGGTAGAGCTGCAACGGTACGTATGGGCAGTAGAATGCACCAGCATCGAAGCGGCTAGAACCTTTGTAACCAACCATCAGGAACTGATCTGCAGTCTGGTTAGCAGCAAACGGATCCACATACACTTTGTAGCGACCGTTAAGCACGCCAGCAAAAGTAGAAGAAGCCTCATCAACCTTCAGGTCAGTCGACAGTGCCGGAGCGTAGTCGAGAACACCAGCCATTGCAAGAGCAGAAGCCACGTCTGACGAGCAGACAATGAAGTTACCCTTACCGCGACGAGTTTGTTGATAGATCGCATTGGCTTCACGTTCGATTTGGAACATCAGACCCTTGAGCTTCTCAACAGACCAACGACCATTGGAGTCAACGTCCAAGTCGAATGCACCAGCAACAGCGGTACCAACCTGCGCACCGACCTGAGCCGACACGTAGACCGTACGAATAACTTCGCGGTTGATTTCGTTGATGATTTCCTGGGACAGGATGTTGCTCAGTTCAGCTTCTGCATCAAGGCCGTGAACAGCCTTCAAGTCTTGAGCCAATTCAACAGAGTACTCTGCCTTGAGCGCGCGGGACACAGCAACCACGGAAGTCTTCTCGATAGAGAAAGCCATTTGGTTGAAAGTACCACCAGCGTTAGGAGCAAGCGAACCCAAGTTTTCTGCCTGTGAAGTAGTCATGCCGGTACCGGTCGTCGAACCAGCAACTTCTGGACCACCAGCGTGAGTGCCAGCACCCGAGAAGTCGGTATCAGCTTCGTTGAACAAAGCCTCAGGACCACCCTGGGTAGCATACTTGGACTTCATCGCGAAGATCAGGCCGGTAGGCTGGGTCATTGGCTGCACACCGCACATGTCGTATGCGATCATCGCTGGCATTGCACGGCGAACCAGGCTGATCAGCACTGGGTCAAACTTAGCAACACCACCGGTGTCAGGCATAGCGCCAGCACTGTTAGCAGGTACATCTTCGAACAGGGCCGAGCGTTCTTCACGCTGAGCACGTTCTTGGTTTTCTAGGAGGACAGCGGTGTCCATTTTGCGCTGTGAGTCAGCGATAGCTGGCATAGAGCTGGATTCCAGGATCGGAGCCCATTTCTTCAGCAAGTCTTGATTAGTAGCCATTTTCTTATTCCTTTTAGTATGGATATATTATTTATCAAATCCGGATTTTGGATTTAACGTGTGGATCGTTCGATAGCGGTCAAGTACTGAGCCATCACTGGATCAATCTTTACTGCTTCTTCAAGGGTTTCAGCAACCGGTTCATCAGTCATGAACTCTTCGACTAGTTGCTTGCTCGATGGCTTGGCGCTCTTGGAGAAATAGCTCTCCTTGATCGTTGCAAGTTTGCGATCAAACCCTTCATCAGAGTAGGTCAGTTCTTCTGCCAGTTGGCGGAACTTTTCGGAGTCGGTCTCTACCATACCTTCAACAGCTTCGTCGATCATGATCTGACGATTAACTTCTTTGAGGGTGCCTGTGAGTTCAACATTCCGTGCAACCGCTTCGTCGAGACGAGCTTCGAGTTCTGCTACTTCGGATTGGGCTGCTTCTACCAAGTCAAACTTTTCATCTGGTACATCAATATAGTGACTCTCGAAGACATCCTTCATGCCGGAGACAAAGCTCTCGAGGATTTCGGTTTTGATACCGCGGTTAATTGCTAGTTCATTCTTATTCATCCACTGCTCGACCATGTAATCGAGGTATCCATCAACTTTGTCGACTAGACTTTCTTTCAACTCAGTCGACTCTTCTAGAGTCTTCTGTTCAAAACTTTCTTGCAGTTCTGCCGTTAGGGCAGCAACTTCAGCTTCCACACGCAGCTTCACTGTGGCTTCAAAAATTTCCGTGGCGGTTGTTTTGAATTCTTCCGTGAATTCTTCGCCTTCAAATAGTGCACCTAGATCCATTTTTGTTTCCTCTGATTCTGCAAGCTTTCTTTCGGCAGTATTGATACCCTGCTCACGCTTCATATTTTTAGCATATTTCTTGTCATCAAACTCGCCATCATCATCCTCATCTCCACGTTTATCAATATCACGCTGAGATTTTTTGGCATAGCTATGAAGTGTTTTGAATGAAAGTTCTTCAAGCTTATCTTCTTCATCATCAGTTTCGATTTCTGATTTACCATCAGAGCCTTCTGGCTCATCTTTGGTCTCAGAGGCTTTTTCTTCCTTCTTGGCTTCTTCGAGGGCAAGGGCTTCTTGCTCTTTAAGACTTTCGGCCAAGGCGGCAAGTTGGGTCAATTTATCTTCTACGGACATGTTTGGTTCCTTTCGGTTATATTATTTATCTTCTCTAGATTTCGGGGTTCCATCTATATAGTTTTCACTTCTTGACCGAAATTGCTTCCATGAAGTCAGTGAAGATCTTTAGCTTTGCAGACTCGCTTAGCTGAGGTTTTGTATCAATGATTTTCTTGGTTCTTTCCAGAACACGACCATCATCAGTAACAAGCCATTCTTGTGATTCGTTTACAGCATCCACGAACGCATTGATAGCACTTGGATCAGATACTGCATCGATTGCAAACAACTGAAAGTCATTTTGCACGATTGTTCTGCCATTGGATTCTTTGATCGAGCCCAGGGCCCGAGTGGAAACACCCATCTGCACGCCGCCCTCAAGGAGACCACGGAGAATCTGGCCCTTTGGAGTGTTGAGTACTTTGGCTTTACCCATCACCATGTTGCCTTCCATCTTCAACTCTGTTACAAGATGAGATGCAAATTCTGGCTTGACCTGTGGTCGACCATCGGGGTGGGATAGTTCACCCAGCGCCCGCTTTTTCTCCACGAACTCGGCCACGTACTTGGCGATCGCTGCCTCCATGATGGCAAACGGGTAGATACGACCGTTACGGTTGAGCTGTTCGGATTCGGCAAAGACACCCTTGATGTACAAGTCTTTCTGTTTGCCGCCCACGCCCTCTTCGAGCACGTATTCTACGTGGCTCGGTTCGACATATTCTTTGAGAAGAATCATTTTGCTTCCTTAAGAGCCGACAACCGCTGGGTTATCGTATGAACCAAAGGTTTCTGGTTCAATTCTAGATTTGTAACCTGCCACTTTGCGCAGGGTGAGATACACTTCGCCGACACCGGTAGTGGTTACCACGATGTTGGAGGTGTTGCCAGTAGTTTCGGCCCAACCACCGTTGCCCGACATGTCGAGCTCGCCGGCATTCTGGGCTAGGTTGAGAACTGCAACCGCGTTACGGGTTACCACGATACGATCGGCTGCACCACCAGAGATGTTCCACTGGGCGTAAGCGATGTTAACGGTCGGGGTACCCTGTACAATCATGGTTGGCGACAAAAGATCGGTGGCCAGAGTAATGGTGCCGCCGGCACCAAAAACCTTGACAACTGCCAGGGTTTCGGTTTGTTTTAGAACTGTGATGGGCATTTTATTCCTTCGTGAGTTTTTCGGATTCTATAAGCTTACCTCTAGGGCCACGCTGCTCCACGTTAGCACCAGCAAACTTTTCATCACGATCTTTTTCTGCGCTGGCGCGGTCCGGGTAACTACCCAAAGTTGCCGGGCGACCGTCTTTGTTGGTTATGTGGAAACGGTTGGCCTTTTTTGGTCGCTTGCCTGGAATGCCTTCATCCAGCTCTCCGGATTCCTGAACCACCCCATTCTTTTTTACTTTAACATCCAAAAACCCTAGTTTTTTTAGATACTCGGCGGTGCTTTTAGCACTAGCTGGGTACCTAGTCGTGTGGTTTATTACAGTTTTGCCCTTAGGGAAAATCTTATACTTTTCAACATTATCATGACCGTTATGGGTTACTTGAAAGACGTCCATGCCTTCATCCAGCTCTTCGGATTCCCGAACTGCAGGAGATAGATTGCCCTTCTTGGCTTGCTCAAGATCACGGGTACCAATCACTTCAACCGAGTCATTTTCCTCGGCCCACTTGTTGAGGTGATCGGAATGCTTGAAGGTTTTTCTCCAAAGCGTGTTCTTCATTCCGCGTGTGCCGTGGGCCTCAATAGTATGGCCTTTGGGGGCTAAGCCGCCAAATTTGGCGGCTTCATCCAGATCTTCGGATTCTATAAGACGTGCCTGTGAGGCATATGGGTTCTGCCGAGCCATAGCGGGTTGTTGCTTCAGAAGCTCCTTAACAGCTGCTTTCCTTGCTTGCTTTTCATCCTTGGCATCCACTACAACCGCGGTTGATTCATGTGGTCCATGCTCGACCGTTACCTTGTACTTCTTGAGAGTACCTTCATCGAGTTTGTCCAGGGCTTCCTTCACTAGGCGCTTAACAGCAGACCCGATACCGCCGAGTCGCTTATCGGCCTTCTTATAGTTGGAAAAAACATGCTTCGCATCACCGCCATGGGCAACGGCAGTTATAGCCTTACCGGTATCCATGGAGGTCTGCTTTAAGTCACCAGATGCTTTTTTGACATATGCTCCCAGAGTACCCTTGGATAGTTCTTCCAAACGAGTCTCGAGCAACAGAGTAGCAGATTCAATTTTTCTTGTGTTCTCGATTTCAGCGACCGAGCCACGGATCAGGCTATGCTGCTGCATGCGAGCTTCGTGGATCATCTTCTTCAAGAATGCGTCAGACTTTTGCTCCAGCGGCGCTGCGGCAGCAAGGTTTTCTTGCCGCTGAGATTCTAGAAACTGAGCAACTTCATTGATGGCAGTACGGTGGTTCATTATTCTTTTCCTTGTTCCGAAATTCTTTTAGTGAGAGTTGCAAGTTGGTTATGTTAGCTATTCTTCTAGGTATGGCTTATTTGTTCTTCTGGTTGCAACTCTCGCCAAAAGAGTTTCCTCTTTTGTTATTTATCCCTTAGGATTCTTCTGCCTGTGCGGCCTGATTAAACATTGACTGGCTGATTTCCATGTGACGGATTTCGATGGCGTCTTCCATCTTCTCGCCCATGATTTCTTCAAAGGTGGATTCCATATCCCGGGTGTGCCCAGCTTGGATCATATTGATAAGTTCTAGGGTATTGCTCATTTTTTACCTTTCAGGTTTTGTGCGTGAAGTTCTTCGGATTGCCTAAGTTTTTGATCGTGAACTTCTTGGCTCTGTTGAATCTGTTGATCACCCGAACCATCGTCCTCGGGCTGTTCTGGTTGCATATCCTGCTGAATCTTCATCATGGTAACCTGGTTGGAAATTTCGGTAGGCACGGCATCTTCACCTTCCTTCTTGATTTCCTTCTCCATCTCATCAATCTCATCATCAGCGAGCAGCAACACTTTCTTTTGAATCCACTTCTTGCTATAGTATTTACCAAGGAAAGGATCGACCTGGCCCAGGATCTGAATCCGGTTGGTAAGCAGTTCAGCGTCCTTCAGCTCGGTGAAGTGGTTGTCACGGATGAAGTCGTATCGAATCTTGCTTCGGATATCTTCCCACTCGTCCGCGCGAATCAGACCCTTGGCGATCAGCTGAATACGAAGCAGATCATGGAAGAGACTCGAGAATCTTAGACGAAGGCGGCTCACAAACTTGCCGAACTTGAGTTCTTCCCGACTTACTTCCGAGCTCCGACCCAGAGAGAATCCGGTGTCCGGGCGCATACGGCCCAGAGGCACATTGAGGGACTGATACAATTTGTTCTGGAAATAGGTCACGAATTCCGCGGTAATCAGACTCTGACTACCCTGCAGGGTTGTGATCTCAGTACCTTTGGAACCATCACGGCGTGGCATCCAAAAATCTTCAATCATAGACATGTGCTTCTTCGAGTCAGCAATCTCGCCGGTCGAAGCATTGTACACCAATTTGTTCTTGAACTTGTTCATCACATCGGTGACGTACTGTTCGGCTTTGATCTTTGGTAGGTTACCAACGTCAATATAGAAAATGCGCTTGTCCGGGGCTCGCGTGATCGTGTGGATAACGATTGCGTCCTCTAGCATTTTCAGTTGGTTCGAGGCCTTGATCGCCTTGTTTAGGAAACCCACCACCAACCCATTGCTATCAACCGAACCAGAATGAGACATCACAACCGAATCAACTGTCAGCTTAATGCCTTGCAGAGCGGTCTCAGAGATACCCTTATCATTGTAGATGAAGTACTCTTCGATCGAGTCCACAATTTCGACGCCCCTGCCGTTGTTCTTCTTCTTGATGTTCCGAATCTTCTTGATCTTCATAGGATCAACCATGCGCAGCTCGGCAATCCCTTGTTTCACATCATTATTCTTGAAGAGAATATGGAAGTAGACCTTACCGTCAACGTACCATTGGCGGAAGATATCATGGCCTTCCAGGTTGAAATCTAGCTTATCAAGAATTTCAATGAAGGCGTCTTGAAATTTTTCTTTCAAGCCATTTGATATCTTGAGATTATCTAACTCTAGTTTGACCGGATAGTCAGTCTGATCCGATACGATACACTCATTCACGATATCAACGATTGCAGAATCTACCTCTGGGTAGTTGGCGATATCTCTGTAGCGCCGAATCTGCTCGTTTTCTGTTTTTGCATTCTGGTCAATATCATAAGCATAGCCGGTCCACCCACCGCCGACTACCGAAGTGTCGATAATGAGTGAGCCGTCGTTCTTATTTGGCGGGACGACCGATGGGATTTGTGAGCCGTCGGTTTTGTCCTTTACCTTAAAGCCAAAGATATCAGATAGAGCCATAGTGTGTTGTGTTAACCAAAGAGTTATTTACCCTTAGATTTTCACCCAGTAGTTGTACTGGAACTGCACTGTGAAATCTTGAATCTGATTGTTTGCGTCCCAGCTTAGCTGGATTTCAGAGACATTCGTTGGATATGCATCAACAAACTTATACTTTTGTACAGCGATATCTGAACGGTCGAGTTGGTGAACTTCCAGGTCAGTCTGATATGCCGAAGGGGCCATCACACCATTCGTGGAATTTGCATTCGAGATAGTGTTAACCCAGTTCTCGAATGCACCGCGGACAGTGAAGTCGTTGTCGTTGTAGACAGAGATCGTCCATGGTTGGAAGGTACGCTCACCCGCGAAGTGAACTTCACGACCACGATAGCTGACAGCGATGTCGGTCACGTCGGCAGCCGGGATGGATGCACCCTTCGCGAGAAATTGAATCTTTGATGATGCCTCTTTACCGTTGGCCACGATGCCTTGGGGGAAGTTTGCAATAACCAGGAATTGGTTAGAGCGGGCGCCACCACGGCTCATGTTGGCGCGGAAGCTTGAAATATCTGCCATGTTTTTTCCTTGTTCTGAAATTATTTATGCGAGGAAAGGACCGAAGCCCTTTTCTTATACCGAGCCTGCAATTTCCTCGAATGAAACACCAGTTCGTGTTGCCACGAAGTTCAATTCAATGAAGTTGATGCTTCGAGCCGGGGAGATGAAGATGCTTGCAACAAAACGATTGCCGTCGATAACAGCCGGTGTGTTGTTTGAAGTGTCGCAGATAACTTTGAACTCATAGATACCACGGCGACCCTTCACATCACGGAGGAACGGCTCGACTGCTGCCACAAATTCGGAACGAGTCTGAACATCGTTGAACTGGAACAGCTGGTATTTCGCGGCCGTAGCAATTGCCTTTTGAAGCACGATAAAGAGACGGCGCACGTTGATACGATCGAATGCCGATGGCTTTGTGAGACCAGTCTTGTCGCCGTACAGGATAACACCTTGGCCAGGGAAAGAAACCACTGGGTTGATGCCAGACTTGTACAGGTTATCACGATCAGTCTTGTTCGGGCTATAAGCAAGCTTAACAACGTTCTTGATCGAACCGCGGGTCAAGCCAGCAGGTGAGTACCAAGGGTCATTCGTCTCGTCGGTACGAGCGCACAGACCAGCAATATCACCGTTCAGTGGAACCCAACGGTACTTGTCTGCATAACGGTCGTACTGGTACTTGTAGCCAGAATCCATAACAAAGTATGAGCTGGATGGCAGTGCGTTACGGAAGCCGATGATCTTTGCTGCAACAGCCGATGTGTTGCCGACCAGGATAGAACCTGAGCCAACATCTTCTGGGCTAATGAATGCCAGGCAGTCCTTACGAACTTCAGCCAGATTCTGGATCAGGTAGTTTGCGATTGTAGCATTGGCCTTACCAGCGATCAGGAGAGATACATCCAATTCCTCATCATTCGAGAAGAGGGAAAACGCACCAATACGCTGGCCCGTGGTAGAGATAAAGTGATCCACACCACCAGCCATATCACGGGTAACCGCGGTTGCACCGATAGAGGTGAACACAAATAAACCAGCCTCGATTCCCCAGTTGGCAGCAACAGCAGGGTGATCCATGTTCCAGACGTACTGGCTTTGTTCTTTCAACACAGTGCGGTAGTATGCAGAGGAACCATCATCCTTCTTACCATCCGATGCCTTGGAGACATACTCGAATTTTTCCATCACGGTACCAGCCACGCCGGTCCACTTGGAGTCCTTATCAACAATCACGATGTGAAGTTCATCACCCACACCGCCGCGGGAGGCAGTGTAAGTTGAAGTACCTGGGGCAGAAGCAAAGAAGCCTTTGTATTCCCATGTAGCAAAAGATGCTGCATCCGCCATCGAGACGCGGATCGAGTTGCCCACGGAACCAGGATATTTTGCAGCAAATTCGCCCACGAAGCCTTCACCGTTTTCGTATGAAGCAGTGTACTGATCGAGACCATTAATCTTGATACCACCAGAAACCAATTCCACGGCGCCCAAGGTCGCATTAGCAATTACTTGGCCAGAAACAGCCACACCATTCAAAGTAGCGGTTGGCACGGTGTAGTAACCAGAGCCAGGATTTGTTACCACGACCTCGGTTACCGAGCCACCAACCACGACCACATCAGCAGTCGCTTGGATACCACCCACGGTAATGATAGGAGTTGCCAGAGTTGCTACAGTAGTGAAGCCACCACCAGACAATGTAACAACAGGAGCCGTCAGGTAACCAGAACCAGAGTTGCCCATGATAATGGAAACTACCTGACCAGCGGTTGCACCGGTACCGAGCACAGCGGTTGCCGTTGCCTGGGTGCCTGATGCTGGTGCGGCGATTGAAACTGCCGGAGCAGATATATAACCAACGCCGCCACTCAGAATCTGAAGCGGAGCAATTTGGCCAGCAGTATTAGGAGCACCAATTGCGACAGTTGCCGAAGCATAGTTAGAACCACCGGTCGCGACTGGGATACTTGAAACAGTTCCCGTGAGGGTGGAAACAGCATTGCGCTGGCGTGTCGTATCAGCACGAACGATCAGAAGATTGTTAGAGTATGCCAAGAAGTTAGCCGCTGCAAACCAGTTGGCCGAGTTCAGATCATTTGGCTTGCCAAACTGGGCAACGAGAGAATTTTCCGAGTCGATGGTTGTTACTTCCTGTACGGGACCCCAGCCAGCTTCAATAACCGCGGCACCAATTGAGGTTGCGACCGCTGGTACTACGTTGGTGAGATCGGTTTCTTTGAAAGAAACGGATGGTGATAGTTGAATTGCCATGATTTTCCTTTTTTGACTGGTGCAATGTTTATGTTGCTATGATTATTTATAAGAACTCTTCTTTAGGTGAAAACAAATCCATCTATAACTTCTTCAATCCCATCGTTATAGTAGCCCACTGGGATCATATCGGCCTCTTCTTGGGCCCTTCGCTCTTCGATGATTCGTTGTTTCACCGAGATATCGGTAATTTCCTCGAATTTCACGGAAGCAGTTAGGTTTCCGAACATCACCAAGCACATCATCAGATCATCATTCCCGGTATTCGCCTCATAGGATTTACCTTTCACCACAAAGTTGCTCATCTCAATGAGAATTTCAGCATCATTAGTGATTAGCTTATCCATTTCGATGAGCTGTTTGATCTGGTTACAACCCACTCTCTTGGATTTAGTAGTAGTGCGAACACCAGCGGTTGAATTTCTACCGCCCCATGTAACGATTTCCCCCTGGTTAGAGAAGATAACATCCTCATACTCTAGATCAAAATACAGAGCATTGGCGACTGATTCGCCGATATCATTGTTCTCAATGTAGAGATAAGCATTGTTGTATTCTTTGGCAGCCTTGTGAAGAACCAGAGGATACAACATCGATGAGATCGTGTTGTTTCTATATTTAAACACGACTTCGTATGGCAGTACCGTCACATCTATCACCAGGAAGGCAGAGTAATCACCCCCGGTTCCGCGCGCGGTATCAACGCAGATCACATACTTGTTACCCGGGACTGGCTTTGCATATACTGCGGTGATACTGTTCGTGAAAATCGGTGCGATGAATGGGATCACCTTGAGTTTCCAGCCGGCAATCAGGGTATTTGATGCACCAATGAAGGATCCACACATTTCCTGCTCGAACTGTACATCACCCAGGACTGCCTTCATCTTATCGGCCCACTCTTGATCCCTGGTAGGAATCGCCCACCAAGCAGCAAATACCGGAGTGAATTCATTCACCTTGGATTCTGCTTCTTTCCACATCTTATAGAAGTGGTTCATGCCGTTCGGAGTAGAGATGATAGCAAGCTTCGAAGTTTTACCCGAGGATATCGTTGGGTATACCGAGCTGAAGAAATCTTCGGCAATATTGTTTGAGATGTGAGCGAACTCATCCAAGAACAGCAGGTTGATAGATTCACCTCGAATTGCAGTACCCGAGGTTGCTGCTGCCAGAATACGACTACCGTTTTCTAGTTCAATCCGACCTTTGTTCCACTCGATGATACCGTGCTGCAGCCACTTGGGCAGATTTTCGTAGGCAAGCTTCACTCGGCTCAAAATTTCTCGAGCCAGTGATGCTTTGTTGGCCAGGATGGCGCAAGTTTTTGTTTCGTTGAAGATCACATAGTGGCAGAAAAAGGCTGCCATAACAGTTGATTTGCCTAGCTGTCGAGAGCAGTTGGCGATCACCCGGTTGTCGTTGGTGATGGCGAGTACAATTTCCTTCTGGAAGTCGTACAACTTCATGGGTTGCAGACCATAATCCAGTGTTACGATCCGCACGTACTTCTCGATGAAGTAGATTGGATCTGCACTGCACTTCTTCCATTCGGCCACTTGCTCCAGGGTCCACTCTTGGGAGACCCCGGCCTTCTTGATCAAATTGTTGCCGTTATAGCCAGTCGTAAAACTCATTCTTCAGACCAAATATCAGTAAGGATTGTACCGGTGTTAAGATCGCCCGTGGCCGTGTAGGTAGCAGAAGGAGGCCCATCCGGATTCACATATGCGTCAACACGGGTGATACGATTGATAGGGCCCGAGCCACCATAGAGATTGAGTTTCAACGTGAAATCAAACTGGTGGGTGGTGAGCTGAGTTTTACGAAAATCACCCTCGTAATCCTGGGTCGCCGAGATATCATTGAGAATGATAGGAATATCCTGGATGATGTTCATGCTTGGAACAGTAGTAATCGACATTGTGTATTCGGGCATGAACTTTGGAAGAATCTGCTCGACTACCGACAGAGCATCTTGCGTGCCCTTAGTAAGTAGAAACATTGCTATATTCATATTGTATGGGACTGGCGCAAAGATACCAGTCGCGCCTTCGCCTGGTCTGAAGCAAGCGATTTTGTTGTTTCTGTTTGCGACCCTGCTTGAATCATAGCTATAGGATGTAATCTCGAACGCCAGCCGGGGCAGAGTAACTTGCACCTGAGTATCAAGATCGGGGTCTTGACGGAGACGCACCAGAAGATTTTCCTTTGGTGCATACGAAATCGGCACATTCACGACCTGTGTGATCACCCCAGCAGAATTACGACGAATCACCTTCAGGTTAGAAAATAGGGCTCCAAACCCCACAATCACCTTGGATATCGTTTCGTGGTAGAATTCGTTTTCAAACATGTTACACTTTTTTACATCTTAGATGTGCTTTATTATTTTCGGTTCTCAAGTTCCGTGGTATAATACCTTTAGGTACCCGGTAGTTGCTGGTTGTTGCTGATAGGTTCGTTAGAAGTTACCAAATGGATTGTTGGTGTTGACGATGAACTCGGAAGCTTTATCCTTGAACTTGGAGTTATCAGCGCCGCCCACCTGTGGAGCTGTATCTGGATCGGTACGGATTGCCCTATCTTGGGTAAGTTTATCCTCAAACATATCAACCTCTGGGATGCCGGTGTCGAGTTTCTCTGAACTGTAGCGGAAGAGTTCCACATTGAGTTTGTACGTGTAGAATTGGCCAAGTTGGTAGAACGGGCTTTGGTGATCCACGAAGGTAATCTCGAAGAGACCTTTCGAGAAGTTCGCATAGATCAGATCACCCTCGGCAGGTCTGTTCGGAAGGATACCAGTTTCAGCCAGACCCACTGTTTTTCCCCAGGTAGATTTGGCAATTTGAAACACTGCCCCAGAATCAATCTGTAGGCCAAATTTTGAGGCAAAACTATTTTGCCCAGTGAAGCCGTCCACGTTTTCCACATACACGTTGATAGGATAGGCATACTTAAACTCGGAGAGGCGATCCTCACCAAGAATACCATCCTCGGCCACAAGCCGACGGGGGATGTACAACATCGGCATCGAGTGGATATCAATGGCCTCGGCCTGAAGCTTCTCGAGGATCAGATTCTGATTTGAATAACGGTGGGGAACAAGTCGTAGAGACGTCATATCAACCCACCATAAAACCGAGGGGAGCTTGGTTATTGATGATATCTTCCTCGATTTCTTTGATCTCGGAGACGGCCTCGGAATATAGCTCGCCCCCGTCAATGGTAACACCACCGGGCAGGGTAATGTTGGTGAATTTCTTGTAGGCATTGGCCCACTTGAGCTTGAAGCGGGCAGTGGTGTATTCTTTGAAAACCCTGTTGTTCCAGAATTTAGTATTTGTTACTGGATCCAGGACTGCATAACAATCAATCATGATCCAGGAATTCAGATCCATCCTGGCTCCCCAATTCATATCGATGTACAGTCTATCACTGTTACGGTTGTATCGATATTGCTTCTGGATGTTCAGTAGATTTTCCACCATTGAGAGATGTTGCATAACTTGAGAGTAGTACACCATATCAGTCGATGCCAGATTACGCATCATGTCGGATGATCGGAACTGAAATTCCCAGTCAAAGATGCTGGCCTGAGAAGTACCAGAATTCGTCATTGGGAAGATGCGGTTCACGCCCCAGATATTAGCGGGGATAGGAATCCAGCCGTTGTCGATATCGGCCTGAGTTACCTGGTGCTTATAGAAGAATCGGTCGGTTCCATCATAGTAGTACTCTTGGAAAAATTCCAGGGATTCTTCAATCGCGTCTTCCATCGACTCTGGCGTGATATCGATCTCCACCAACGGATGCCCGAGGCTCCGGAGACAATATTCTTTTAGATCTTGACGTGATGCAATGGCCATTATTTTTCCAATTTCTGCAGAATGAGGCTCAGCATATCTTTTATGGTACTGATATCCTGTTCACTCTTATTTATTCTATCTTCAATTGCGCGAGCGCGGTCCCTCTCGAGGCGTTGTTGCTTCATAGTATGAGTTTCAACAACTGAAATGGAACCACCGGGTGTTCGAAAATGCCCAGGTACCATTTCCCCCTGTAGATCCTTGAGTGCAATCAGGTTGCTAGAATGATGCATGAATAATTCGAGATGGTTGGTACGATAGCACGGTTGGTTGATCTGAGTACAATCTTGAGACTGTATACATCAAAGTCGGGAATATTGTTCAATACAAATGTATAATCCAAGTACTCTGTGGATGTGCGAGATTTGTTACGCGGTGTATCACACGCGAGTTGCTTCCATTCCTGATTCTCATGTATCACGCCCTGGGAAGTTAGAGAAGTTCTAATATAAACTTCAAATGATGTTTCCAGTGTGGATGATGCAGTCACAATAACCTGCGCGCCCTTGCTGATTTCAGAAAGAGTAAAACTCTTGGTAAGATATCTAGAGAGGGCCGATCCGCCAATAGGTAGAAGTTCCGAGTTGAATGGGGTGAGGACCACGTTGCCCAGAGCTGGTGTGGTATTAGTACCCGAGATAGTAACGGTAGGCGCTTTGAGATAACCCTTGCCCGGGTTGACAACAGTCAATCCCGTCACCACACCACCACCGACAACCACAGATGCGGTGGCTTGAACCCCGCCATCAGCGATGCTGATATTAGGTGGGCTGATAACAGCAGTGGCGGTCGTGTATCCAGCCCCTGGCACTGATACATTCAAACTATCAACGGTACCAGATGCCTCTGTTGCTTCAATAGTTTCCAGAGCGGTTTGATTGTTGATCAAGTATCCGCGAACACTCATTTTTGGAATCTCTGAGGTTACAACAACCGGTGATAGATTTTCGTTCGATGTTCTCATGGTTAGAACCACCTGTGTCGGCTTTGCCCCGGGCAAACGAAGAAGTTCATTTGGTGTGGAAGGCATGATTGCCGGGCGGGTGGTCAAAAACTCTTTGTATAGAGTCGCCGGTTCTGGGGCAGACATGCTATATGTCGCATCAGTGTACTTCATTGTTGCTTCTAACTCAGTACCATTCGGTTTCACGTTCACGATCTGTGGTGTGAATGCATGTGCTATGTTGTTTGTGGATATCATGAAGATAGACTCAGAGATGAGAGTCAACACTGCATTCACGCCGCCAGCACCGTTCAAAGTCAATGTC